AGCGGGTTAGCGTGGTTGGTCTGAGAAGCCTTGAGAACTACAGGCTTGATCGCGGACATGCCTTTGAGTGCAACTTGTCCCCATGCATCTTCACCGATCACCAGGAACGGATATACGTCAACGTTGGCGTTGGCGATAGACAGCATACCGTTGAGCGTGCCAGAGCCAGCAGCCAGGAAAGACTTCAGCAGCGGAGAGCTGATGAAACGGAAGTCTTCGCAAGCGCCGATCTCACGGTCGTGGATAGGCTTGAAGCTGCCGTACTCTTCCACGCGGGTAAAGCCTGGCAGGTTACGCACGTCAGCAACAGCGTCAGTGTGGCAGAACACGATGAACGCGGGCTGCACGGCACGGGTGCCGAAGTTAACGCCAGGAGCCAGACGGCTGGTCACTCGGCGAGCACGGTTGCTCTCGAGAGTACGCGCAGCCTTACGAATAGCGTTCAGGCTGATAGCGGTGTTGATGCCAGCACGGGTAGTGCCGTTAGCGTAGATCACCGTGGAGCCGGCTTTCAGTACGCCGTAACGAACCATCTCCATGACTTCTGCCATGGTCTCGCCGGTCAGCTTAACCATCTCGCCAGGGATGTCGTCTTCGTACAGCTGTTCAACTTTGGAGCTGTACTTAAACAGAATACCGTACTGTTGCAGCTGGACGGTTACGTCCTGGAAACTGATGGTGTTGCTGTTTGGCGTTACGCCTTCAGACAGGACGAAGTTAGTAGCGTCAATGTTCGGCGTGCCAGCGTAGCGCTGTGTGCCTTCAATTGTGGTACCAACAGCAGACGCGCCGAACGGCAGCGTACGACGGAAGACCAGCGTGTCAGTGCTGTTCATTGGCATCTCGCGCTGGGTACCGAAGTCACCAAGCACTGTGATGGGTTGAGCGTGTTCAAGCATACCTTGAGCGGCGCGGATAAGGTTACGCGACGCGACTGTACCGTAATTTTGGATTGCCATTTGGCAAGACTCCTATGATTGATTGTTAAAAACCCTGCTGCTCTTGACGTTTCTTAAGCTGCCTGGCTTCGTAGTTCCAAAGTTCTTCTGGGGTCATTGAGTCAATGGTCTTAGACTGGCGTGACACCCCGGGCTTGGTCGATAGCGCATTGGAGAGCGTGGCCTTACGTTGATTCTTAATCTGGTCAACTGTAGACAATACCGGAGTCTTCTTCGCGCCTTTGTAGAGATCAAGCATCTTAACCGCGTCGGCAGCCTTGGGGCTGTCAATCAGGTTGTACACGCTGACCGGTTGTTCGTTCATCCAGCTCAAAAACTCTGGGCTGTTAACGGTTTCCTTCCAGTCTTCGTGCTTGGTCTCTAGTTTGGCGTACTCAACGGCTTCTCTCGTTTCGTTACGGATCTGCTCAGTGCGCTGCTCGATCAAAGTGTTTATTTGATCGGACGAAACGTTCTGACCAGTCTGTCCTACGCGAGAAGAGACGTACTCCTCCATTGCTTCAGCCCACTCAGGGAAATCATCTTTAAGTTGATTCCACTTCTCCGGGTTTGCACTGGCCGTGCTCACTTCAGCTTTCGTTGGGGCAACAATCTCAGCTTGCTGACGTTGTTGATCCCGTTCGCGCTGCCATGCGGCCACTCGACCCTCAGCTGCTTTAACGTGATTCTTGAGATCCTCGTTGGCTCTCTGAAGATCGTCGATCTTGTTAAGTTTCTCCATCAGTGCCGGGGGCAACCCAGCAAAAGGATCTTCTGGTTCAAGATCAGGTTCAGGTTCCGGTTGCGCGTCTGGAGCCAGCTCTACTGGGTCCGTTCGGTTAGCTTCCTCGTCCCACGCCTTTTGCGCGTCTTGCGCGCTCAACTGCTCATCATTTGCCACTTTGTATCTCCGTCATCTCGTCATTGGGTGGCTTTAAACCACCTCTAACTGGCCCGGCGATGTCAGAATGACGTCGGCGGTGCCTCCACTTCTCGAGTCACCCGGTTGGGCAAGTCGATTATTCTCTTAAGAAGACGTATCTCTCCGCGATATGCGGCCGTCTCCTCCGGCGATAGACCGACTGAATCGTTCTTCACGCGCACGCTGTCTAGTTCTTTGTTAGCCCAGGCCTCGACCTTAGCCCACTCAGCTGGCGGTAGATTAATCATTTCTATCGTTTTCTATGTTTTGATAGTTGAAATCAATGGTAAAGACATGCTTTGAGAAGGTCAAGCTAAGAACCTCAGCTTATACAGAGTGGTCTGGTACAGAGTCACTATTGTGTCAAGCTCGTTGTTCAGCGCTGATTCCTTCCTGGGGCATATCTTCTCCCGGTTGTCTTCGATCCACGCCATCTGCTGTTCCAGGATGTCGCTGATCTCGCCTTCAAATTCGTTGTCGACCAGGGGTATATCCAGCAGCTCATTGAACCGCCCTTGGTACGCCTCGACAAAACCGTCGACCAGCGGGATCACCCCCTCATAGAATGCGCCAAGCGCCACATGCTCCGCGTAAGACCCGGTGCGCAGGTGCTGCCGGTGCGCAAGATCTCGCCCTACAAAGATCATGGCGACCATCATTCCCGTTTGTTTCATACTCAGTACCCCGTCTTAGCGTATTGCGGGAACGCTGCCAGGATGACTGTAATGCTGCTGCCCGTGCCGCCGGAGTTAATCGGCCGAACGAACAAGGGCATCTCATTGCAAGTGTGCGTATGCGCGTCGGTGTAGGCCATGATGTACACGTTGCCGTGGCCACTGTTGCCCGAGCCGCCTCTCTGAGTGAGGACGTGCCATGTCGTGCCGTCATTAGAGCCTTCCAGCGTGCAGGTTGCGCCGCCGAATGTGCCGGCCACCTGGAACGTCAGATCCGCTGCACACGGCAAACGGAACGGCGAGCCGTCGTCTGTGCCGCCCATCGCTGCCCACGTCACCACAATCGCGCCATCTCTGGTGCTTGAAAACTGTACTGTCGCCATCACTAGCTCCTCATCGCTTTGCTAAGCAAGCCTGTGCGCTTAGCCTGTTTGGTTGTCTTGGCAGCCTCTTTAAACGCGCTGGCGGTTGGTGCACCTTCGTCGCCAGGTGTGCGCATTCTCTCGCCGCTGCCCTGTTTAATTCGATCACGTTTGGCGTGGATGTTCGCGTACAGACCTTTGCTCACCACTTCACCTTATCCGCCCAGTAGGCTGCGCTCATCTTGCCCTTGGCAATGTTCTTGGCGTGTCGCGCCTTGAACGCCTTGTTCCTGGCCGAGCCATCGGGTGAGCCTTTGACGCCCTTCTGGCCGAACCGGATAACCTTCTCTTTACCATCTGCACACGCTTTGACGACGTGACTTTTCTTAGGGTGGTCAGGCGTCGAGCGAGGTGCGTTGCATTTCATCTCGCTTCGGATAATGCCCTTGCTCATATTCCGCTACCCATCTGCATCTTCAGTCTACGCTCAGCAGCAAACAAGCTTTGTTTGCTACGCTCTTTTATCGCGGTCTCACCAAGCTTGGCTTTGATCTGTTCCAGCGACATGTTCTGCGCGTTGGCCAATTTCAACATCTCCAGCTCGATCATCTGCCCGCGCTCTTCCCGGCGTGCAGTTATCTGCTGCTGGGCAATATCCAGGCGTGTCTGCAGCTCCATCATGTCGCCTTCGTTCTGCGCCTGGACGCGCTGGACATCAGTCTGCGCCCGGATCTTAGCCGCGGCAATACGTGGATCTTCGCTCTGCCCTTGCTCAGCTGCCTGACGCTCAGCGTCTTCAATCGCCTCGATCTGCTCGTCAGTCTTAAACACTTCTGCCGGGTCAATGTGCTGCGCCTGGAGCGCACGCTCAAACAGTTTCTTAGGATCAAGGTACTTGCCGTACACCGGGTTAGCCCCTGCAGCCAGCAGCTGTAGGAACGCCTGGTTCTGGATGTCGCGCACGACCAGCGTTGAGCTGCCTCGCGCGTCGACTGAGAAGTCGCCCTTGATCGCGCTGTCCTCGTTGTACAGCATGTTCCAGTCGTAGTACCGACGGATGTGCGGCTTGGTCACCATGTCGTCGAACTGCTTGACCAGGCGTTTAAGTACAACGTTAGCCGAGGTCATCAGCATCTGCATGCCGCCGACCGTGTCCGGAGCGGTGCCCTTCTCGCCCTGCATCAGCGTTGGCACGCCGGTCTCGGCGTCCGCCAGCCCCATCGCCATCTCAATAATGTTGGCCAGCTCAGCCTGGTGGCTGTTGAACTCGAACGACGCAAACGCTTTGCGCACGTCGTCCAGGTCGTCTGTGGCGTACCAGATCTTGCGCGAGGACAGCTGCCACTGCTTGTCAGCGGGCTGGATGACGCTGGGCTTGACGACGATCTGAGGACCACTGGTCACGCCAGAGTTGTCCATCATCTGCCGCCAGGCTGCGTTGAGCACTCTCTGCTGAGCACGCATCAGGTACGGCACGCCGTAACCCCAGACGCTGTTGCCGGACTTTTCCCACACAAAGAAGTCGTAGGGCAGTGAGCCGTCTTCAAGCGGATTCAGGAACGCCTTAACAACGGTGTTGTTGATCATTACCACTGTGGCGCTGATTGTCCGGAGCACGTCCTTCTCGGGCAGCTTGATACCTGCAGCGACCAGGTCGTCGTGGTCTACGTCGCCGGTGTACTCCCAGCGCTCATACAGGTCTTCGGCAATGTCGCGCTGCTCTTCGTCGCGGATCTCTTGCATCGCGTGGCTGCGCTTAGGGCCTTCCTCCAGCACCTTGCGCAACTGTTCGGGCATGTAGCCTGGCTGCTTGGCCAGCTCCTTTACCCGGCGCGACGTCATCTCTTCGCGCTCGTATATGCCCCTGCCGTTCTGCACGTTGGTGCCACAGCCCGGATCAGGGTACACGTTGCGCGGGTCTATCTGCACGCTGGCTGGACCCTCTTCTTCAACGATGACCATCGCCTGGACACTTTCCCCGGTAGCCGGGTCAACGATCTCTTTCCAGGCCTTGCGGGTGCGGTTCATCACAACCGGCCCTTTGATCACGCCAGTGCCCAGCTTGGCTGAGTCATGGATAACTTTGCGTAGCTCACCCAGGTAGTCGCACTCGACCAGCTGGTCTTCGATCTCCAGCTGCATGGCCTTTGCTTTGTCTGACGCGTCACGCAGGATTGCCCGGGCGACCATCTTCATTGGCACCGGGTTGCCTTCCTGGTCAGTGA